TTCCCGAAGCAATCAAGGTTCTCCAGCAGCACGCTTAAGGGGGTAACGGTATGAGTTATAACACGAAAAACTATACCGAGCAGGGTGGCGAAAAGACCGTGATCGGTGGTGAACTCGAGGTCAAGGAGGGGGCGAAGGTTACGGGTATCCCGTCTTCCGCTCCCAATCAGCCCGCCTCTGAAGCCACCACGGTTGCTACTCTTCGGGACGACTTCAACGCTCTCCTTGTAAAACTCAAGGAAGCCGGGGTCGTTGCTCCCGATGCGTGGGTTTTCTCCACCCGTCTTGCGCCTAATTTGAGCGGTGTGGGTGGCAGGAACAATGCGAAAGCAACTGCTACCATTGACGGAACCGTCATTACGATTACCGTCAACGTTGCCGATCTTGAGGAGTATGACAGCGGAGCATCCGGTCAGGGTGTTCACAAGTGGATCGGTCTCGGCATCGGCACGGGTCTCTCTTCCTTGACGAAGATGAGATATAACGGCGGTGCGGCAACGGCTGCCGATATCAGCGAGGCAGTCGGGGTTGGTCTCGATCAGCCCGGTGAGTTTGTCCTTTGGGTCAAAGCGGACGAAGTCGTGACTACTCCCAAGACCGCTACGCTTGATGCGGACGGCTACAAACAAGCAGTCATTACCATCGTTATCAAGCAGCCGGACGAAGAGTAAAGAGAGGAGGTGGCAGTGATGGAAACGCTACTGGAAAAGGTAAAAAAGAACTTGATCCTGGAACACAACGAGGATGACGATCTTTTGTCGATGTACATTACTGCCGCCAAATCCTATGCGGAGAGTTATCAACACCTCGAAGAAGGCTACTACACGGAACACCCGATCCCGCCAATTACCGAGCAAGCGGTGATTATGCTTGCATCCCACTTTTACGAGTCCAGGGACGGCGGGACCGGGGGATTCTTCACAAACAGCACGGCGGCGGGGGAACAAATCTGGAATACAGTAAACTTGCTCCTTCGTTTGGATAGGCGGTGGAAGGTATGAGCATCGGCAGAATGGACTCGTTTATAGATATCATACAACCCACGATCGTAAGGGATGAAGAGGGCTTTACCGCCCAAACAGAGGTGGTTCTGGCATCGGTTCGGGCATACCGGGAAGGTCGGCATGGTAGCAAAATCTGGGCAAACAGGGCGGCCTTTTCGGAGGCTACCGACCTATTTCGTTTTCGTGTCATTCCCGGTGTCCAGATCTGTACGGATCAGATCATCCGCTGTGATACACACAGATTCGTTATCACTTCGGTCGAGGATGTCCACGGCAGAGGGATGTATATCGATGTTTTATGCAAGGAGGTGAGACCGAGTGGCGAAATGCACGGTTCAGATGCCGGATGATTTCTTAATGAAACTATCTCGGCTTGGTAATAAAACGGACGAGATCGTTCCGAAAGTCCTGAAAGCGGGGGCTGAAATTGTCGAAAACGAAGTCAAACAGGAATTGACCGCAGTCATCGGACACGGAACGAAAGAAGAGAGTCGTAGCACCGGGGAACTTGTGAAAGCGCTCGGTGTCTCGAAACCCCGCCAGGACTTCAACGGCGATTTCAACGTCAAGGTCGGCTTTGACGAGAATCGTCCCGATGGGAAGAGCAATGCGATGCTTGCTAATATCATCGAATACGGAAAGCACGGACAACCGCCGAAACCTTTTTTGAAGAAAGCAAAATCGAAGAGCAAGAATGCTTGCGTTAAGGCGATGATCGATATGCTAAACAGCGAGGTGGATAAGATATGAGTCTGTTGTCGGAACTGGTGACCATCTTGGATGGGCTTTCGATCCCGGTGGAAACCGGAGTGTTTTCAAAGCAACCGCCCAATCGATATGCGGTTCTCACTCCTATCCTGGACTCTTTCGAGTTGTTTGCGGATAATAAGCCGGAGCAGGATGTGGAAGAGGTGCGGATTTCCCTATATGACAAGGGGAATTATCAATCCGCAAAGAGACGAATCGAGGCGGCGCTACTGTCTGCGGATATCACGATAACCGACCGCAGATATGTATCTCGTGAAGACAATACCGGTTATCACCATTATGCCATTGATGTGGCGAAGAATTATCAATTTCAGGAGGTAAATTAACATGGCAACTATCGGGTTGGATAAACTTTTTTATTCCAAAATCACGGAAGATGCTAACGGAAACGAAACCTATACCACTCCCATTCAGCTTGCAAAAGCCATCAATGCGGATATTAACGTTGAGCTTTTGGAGGCTACGCTTTATGCGGATGATGGCGCGGATACGGTTATCAAAGAATTTAAGTCCGGCACTTTGTCGCTCGGCATCAACGATATCGGTATTCAGACCGCACAGGATCTGACCGGGGCGCGACTCGATGCGAATGGCGTCTTGATTTCCGCAGGGGAGGACGCGCCCAAACCCGTGGCAATCGGGTTCAGGGCGAAGTCTGCATCGGGAAGATACCGCTACTTCTGGCTGTATCGTGTTCTGTTCGGCATCCCTTCGACTTCTCTCAAGACTAAGGGGGATAGCATCGAGTTCTCGACTCCCACCATTGAAGGGGTGATCAGTCGAAGAAATAAACTGGATGCTCAAAACAAGCACCCGTGGAAAGCAGAAGTCACCGAAGGTGCGACCGGCGTGTCGGCCGAGACCACCGAGGACTGGTTCGAGTCGGTATACGAACCGAGCTATGCGACCAACGGCGGAGGTAACGAATAATGAACGAAGAGAGAACGGCAAAGATTGTTCTTGGTGGGAAAGAGTACGAACTCTTGCTCACGACCAAGGCAACGAAGGAAATCGCAAAGAAATACGGGGGACTTGGCAATCTGGGAGAGAAACTCTCCAAAGCGGAGAATTTTGAACTTGCGCTCGATGAACTGATGTGGCTCATCGTGCTGCTTGCCAATCAGCCCATTCTTATTCACAACTTGCAGAACCCGACTGACAAGTGGGAACTGCTCGACCAGGAGGCTGTGGAACTTTTGACCACTCCGTTTGAGATCGCTGCCTTTAAGGAGGCGATTATGGATGCCTTGCTGAAAGGTACGAAGAGAGAGGTCAAGAGCGAAGAGTCAAAAAACGCATAGATCGGACGGAGGGCATATCCGATGAGGAACTCTTCGCCCGACTGATTTTCTACGGAGTCACATTGCTCGGCAGAACCGAAAAAGAAGTGTGGCTGATGCCTCTCGGACACTTGCTGGACCAGTGGGAGGTTTATAAACAATTCAACGGCATCAGCAAGCCGAGGAGGGAGCATTTCATTGACGAAGCGATCCCGTTTGGCATTTGATTTTGCAAAGGACATCTTGCCGAGAGGTGTCCTTTTTTAACGCTATAAGGAGGTGAGACAACTTGGCAGATAACTTTGGTGTAAGGATCGGGGTCGAAGGCGAAAAAGAGTTCAAAAAAGCCCTCTCCGATATCAACTCCCAAATGAAAGTCCTGGGTTCGGAGATGAAACTCGTAGAGTCATCTTTCGATTCGCAAGACAAGTCGGTCGAGGCTTTGACAGCGCGGAATAACGTACTGAACAAGAACATCGATGCCCAAAAATCAAAGATCGAAACCCTTCGTTCCGCTTTACAAAATGCCTCGTCCTCCTTCGGTGAAAACGACAGAAGAACGCAAGCATGGGCAACCCAACTGAACAATGCCCAAGCGGAACTCAACAAGATGGAACGAGAGCTACACGAAAACAATCAGGCTCTCGAAGACAGTAAAAAAGGATTCAATAATGCCGGGAAAGCCGCCGATGATATGGGGGAGGAAGTCAAGGATGCCGGAAAGGATGCGGACAACGCGTCCGGGCATTTCGAGGCTTTGGGCGGTGTATGTAAAGCAGCCGCCGCGACCATCGCCGTGGCTTTTGCCGCTGTTTCCGCAGCCGCCATCAGCGCGGGAAAGGCACTCATCGATATGTCGCGGGAAGGCGCACAGTATGCTGATACCGTTTTGACCGAGAGTGTCGTAACCGGCATTGCAACAGATAAACTACAAGAATATATGTATGCCGCCGAACTGGTTGACGTCTCTACCGAAACGCTGACCAAGTCGATGGCAAAACAGATCAAATCGATGAAGTCGGCGAAAGACGGCTCGAAATCGATGGTTGAAGCCTATGACAAGTTAGGGGTTAGCGTTACCGATGCCAATGGGGAACTTCGCAACAGCGATGACGTCTATTGGGAACTCATCGATGCCCTCGGCAAGGTGGAAAACGAAACCGAACGAGATGCCTTGGCAATGACTATCCTTGGGAAGTCGGCGCAGGAGTTAAACCCGCTGATAACCGCCGGGGCAGAACGCATGAACGAACTCGGCGAAGAGGCGAGAAAAGCCGGGTATGTCGTTTCCGGCGAGATGCTTTCCGCTTACGGACAACTCGATGACCAAGTCCAGAAGTTGACGCTTGGTACGAAGGCGGCGAAAAACGCACTCGGCACAATTCTTCTTCCGGTTCTCACGC